AGGAACTCTATCAGATAAAAGCTCTGCATTAGCGATTTCAGCGAATTGTTTTAATTTTGTAGGCACTTCCCTCAGGTAGAAACCGATCGGCTCACCATCAGCGTAGAAAATGCTGTCCTGAGTGACATTTGGTGTTAAATCACCGCATGTATCACCAATTTTTATATTATGTTCTTTTACAATTAAATCAACACGTTTCATTTGACAACCTTTTCATAATGAGCTGCAAATCCTTTTATATCAGATTTAATATCTATACGACCATTTTTATTTTGAAGCGTCAGAAACGGGTGCCATTCTTTTACCATTTTTATAGCGGCTTCTTCATCTCGTTTTGCTTTATAATCTTCATGCAGTCCACCGGAATTAGTGCCAACATTTGGGCAAGCGAACCAATAATGATTGAACCTTAATATGCCATTACCTCGTTTAATAGTTTGGAGGGCAAAATCTCTATCTTCTTTAAATTTAAACTGCTCCCTATATTTCCATGTAATATTTTTTGTGTTAATCAATACGCAAACTTCAGCATATTTGCGATTAATAGAATAAGAAGTTTTTTCATGCCAAGCGTGCTGCGTGTAGTTAATACCTACTAATTCAAATGGAAGTTTTGAAGCTTTTTTAAAAATCTCAAACCAAATTTTTGCACCAAGATTTACAGTTTTTCCATTATAGATTCCAAATCCTGTAACATCATCATCACAAATAATAATCCAATCATGATTGTGCTGTTTTGCGTAGTCCAACATAAAATTTCGTACATAAACAATTCCTTTGTCTGTCTGTTCAATGTTTACTTTGTTAGGCACATCGTAAGAATCAAACTCTTGAGGCTCAATAAAGTGTATAAACTCTATCCCAGCTTCTTCGAATAATTTATAAGTTTTAGTGTTTTTTCTCGATTTTGTAGGTATATAACAAATCATAAGCCTTGATCTTTGACAATTTTCATTTCTTGTTCGAGGTATGCTAATATCATATAACCAAGGTAAGCATCTTGGTCTCGCCAAAATTTAACAGCTAACTGCGCACGCTCATAATGTTCAGGCTCAAACTCGATTTGAATTGCTTTTCTTACCCCTTTTGCTAAATCATCTAATTGAGAGGCAAGGTCATGTTGATCTAAAATAGAGTAATCAATATCTTTAACTTGAAGCTCTGAAGGGTCAAAAGCTAAAACACTAATATCAAAATCTGCAAGTTTTAAATCTTCAATCTCTTTAAGAAGTAATGACTCGTCCCATTCAGCATTAAGAGCAATTTTATTATCTGCGATGATAAACGCTTTCTTTTGATTCTCACTTAAATCTGCAGCACTAATTGTAGGGATTTCGATAATATTTAATTTTTTTGCTGCTTCAACTCTACCATGACCTGCAAGAATATTATCACCATCAACAATAACAGGATTGCGGAAACCAAATTCTTTAATAGATGCAGCTATTTGATCTAATTGTGATTCTGTATGAATGCGACTGTTTTTTTCATACGGAATTAAGTCTATTACCTTTTTAAATACAATATTCATAATAACTCCTTAAAAAATTATTCTACTACAAAAGCTCCGATGTTTGCTGTAAAAGTTCTGTTTCTGTGCCAAATTTATCTTCAAATGTTTTTTGACCTGCATGAAGCGCCACACCATGACCACCATTTTGATGATGCATTGGACAAAGTGGAATAGCAAGTGACCAATGACTTTTTTGACCAATCCCAGCACCATGCCTTATATGGTGAATATGAGGTTCGGAGTAACCAAACCCAAGATTGCGACATACGATACACCCAATTTGAGCAAGCTTACCATAATGTTTTTTTTCGTCTTTAGTCATTTCCAACAAAATCCAATTTCAGTAGCTGACCACGCTTCTATTTTTCCCATGTAATCGGTCATGTCCTCAATACTTAAACTGGTAGTGCTTTTAAGAACTTCGAACACTTCATCATTAATAATTCTCTCTGTTCGTAAAAATTTAAATTTCATCATTTTATGTATTTCATCTTGGCTATAACCGAGATAATCCCCTATAGCTTTATACATAGCCCATAAACGGTCATTTTGATCGTTCGTCCTCACGTTTTTATTTTCAGTAAGGACTATTTTCCATTTTTTAGAAAAGTCAAGTGCTTCCAGCTTCTTCACTAGAAAGGGTAAGTTTTGTTTTGTAATTATCCATTGCATATTTTTTAGCCTCTTGAGGTGTATTAAATATTTTTATAGGCGTGTTAGGCAAATGCCATAATATATATTTTACATTGTCCGCAATTTTGTATTTGGCGATAGAATATCCATTTGCTGTTATTGCGTATTCCCCATATTTTTTCCATCTAAATTCTGACATTTCTAGCCGCGAGAGCTTCTTTCGCAAAGCGTAGAGAAATATCAGGATAATTTTTAGGGTTTGAAACTATTTGTTTTGCCCAAGCTTTTGGGTCTGTAGTTGGTTTAGAAACCTTTTCAATGACATCTAACATTTTTTCTGAAAACTCTTTACTTTCTCCCTTTGCCATTTTTGGTGGGGACAGCTTTGTAAATTCCGTGGGGACTGGGCATAACCTAATAATGTCTGCTGGAGTAGGCGCAAAAGTAGATTTGCTTGTATGAGTATCGAATGCTTTACATACTATGGAAAATTCAAATTGTTTTAGTTTACCAAACCAAATACGCATCATATCTAACTCAACATTCGGCTCACCATAAATATTCATGACAGAATTAATCATATTCATAAAATTTCTCTTGTCTTGTTCTAACATTTAGTTTCCTTAAAATAATAGTTTTTCAGTCGATAAATCCAAGTAAATTTTCTAATGGCACAGGCGGTAATTTTTCAATTCTGTGGTTAGGTCTATGTAAAACATAAGATTCAGCTTCATGTTTTGTTGCAAACCTGCGTATAGGCTCATCAGAATCATCAAAAACTAAATATTTAAATGAAATGTCCATTAATACCTCGAAAAAATAAAAATACATGCATAAATAAACCACCATATCAAATCAGCGTCATGAATATAAAAACTATACGCTACTAATAACTCAAGCATAAAAAAATTACCTAATAATTTTAGAGACCAATCACAAATTTGCTAGAATCATATTTTTTTTCAATACCTGTGATCGTTTTAGTTTTAATGACGCCAAGCTCCGAAATAATTAAATTATGTTTCTTGCCTTTTAAATCTTTTAACCATGAAAGACTGTCAGGCTCAAAAAATGAAATCATCTTCCAAGTAAGCTGACCTTTGTGATCAAACTCTTCAATTAACCACGCTTTCGTTTCCATACTAGCCTCCACTTAAAATTTGAGCCGCCATTAAACGATTCGTCACAGGATTAAATGTTAATCTTAAATTAGGTATTTGTCGTTTAGGTGAGTATTTGCCATTCGTAAGAGTTAAAGAACATTTTTGTTCGTCTGTTAGGTAAACCCGATATTCTTTAATATATTCGTCAGGTTTTCTATTAATTTTTGTTTTTGCTATTTCTGATACATTTAGCTCGCCGTTAATCTGAAGAATCCAATTTTCTATATTTCCCATTGCCATATCTTATTCCTCTAGTTATTAAATTTTATTGCATGCGTTTAAAAAGTTATAGGGACGGGCTGCTCGTCTTTCCATCTACCTTGGTTTAAGTAGGTAGTAGGGTTTGGTATAAATTGACCACCATTTTTAAACCATTGATCGCTTTTTACTTGCCAATCTAATGCCATAAGCACTTCTTCTATGTTTGGTCTAGTTTTATTCCAAGATTCCAAAGCTTTGTCCTTACCAACTTTTTTAGGGTAAGCATTCCAAAATTGTATAAACTCTATAGAGTTGGTTTTTGGTTTATTAGTTATTAGTTTATGGTTTATGGTTTGCATAGCGGTCGGATTGCGTTCGGTATGCGTTTGCATATTATATTCCATATCTCTTTTAACTTCTATACTTATATCTTTAGGGTTTCTTTCTTTCGACCATCTTTTTTTAGCTGATTGACTTGCAGTTTGGCTTTTAGCTTGATAAGCTTCAATTTCAATATCACACCGCTTATGAATAAACCCAATTTCAGTTTTAACAAAGAAATCTTCAAGAACATTTTGTATAGCAGCTTTTTCATCTTCACTCCTTGCGCCCATTAAGCGATATAGTTTAGTTTCTTCTAAAGGTATTGGTTGTTCGGTCAGGTAATATTGATTTATAAGCTGATGATAAACGCCATGTTCTAATAAGGATAAATGGCTAGTATCTTTCCTGTAGTCAGCTATATTATGTTGGTAATAGTGCATAATACTCCGTGTAATATTATTAAAACAAAACGAAGTATTGCGCAAGTTTCATAAAAAAGAAAGTTTTTTTATCCTTTTAAGTAATTTTTTATAGTTTCTTTCGCTTCGACGAAGCCATAACATACTTGAGCGTCATAACCCATATTTTTAGCTAACTTTTGAAATTCTAACTGATTTTTTTGAGGTTTGCCTCCTTTAGCTTTCATTTCAATGAACAAGCCACATTTAAGCGATTTTGGGACCATTAAAAACAAATCCGAGACACCTGCCATAACTCCTTCGCGTTTGAGCTTTATAGCCGTGCCTATATTCCTTACACCACCATTCGGAATAGCAAACAAACAACCCCTAATCAAAGGGTATTGAAATCTAAACCATTCTATAAGTGCCACTTGTTCTTTGTGTTCGTCGTTTTTCATCGTTTTTGTTAAATATTTATAAAAAAAGTAAAAAAAAGCTTTTCTTTTCTCAAAAGTTGGAAGATCATTCTTTCTGTAGTAGATTTTATTTTAACAGAAACTATAAGGAAACTAAAATGGACTTTAAAGAAATC